ATCCCCATTCGGTGTCCATACGTCCGCGAAAAGCGCCGCCGTAAGCTCCGGTCGGATCTGAGAACGACGAGTGCGGAATGAGGTCGGGATGCGCGGCGCGGATGACCGCGTAGCACTCGGCGCTCGTCGTTACGTGAGTCCACTCCATCAGACTTCTCCCTTCTCCTTCCCGCGCTCCTCGCGCTCGGCCGCGCGGACGCGGGCGGCGTGTGGCAGCGTCATCACGTCCCGAAACGGGGCCAGAAACTCCCCCGCGATGTAGCAGACGAGTTCAGAGCACGGCTCGCCGGCTCGGGCGCGGCAGTCGGGCTCATCACATGGGACGGCCAGCGCGAGCCGCGGGTCACTCATCGCGCCCATCCTCCTCGGCCGGGACGGTGATGGCCTTTACCCGCGCCCACGTATCGGCGTCGATCTGGACTGCGACGTAGCGGACACGTTCGTCGGCGAACTCGACGCCGCCCTCGGCTACTTCGCGCAGCAGGGCGCGGAGCTCCGCGCTCGCCCGGTAGCTGTCCCGCGCCTGGATCGCGGTGAGCAGCTCGCGGGAGAGGCTGGCAGCACGCTCCCTCGCCTCGTCCCTCTCGCGCGTCAGTCGCGCGATCTCGGTCTCGGTCTCGGTCATCGGTCTCTCCTTTGTGGTAATGCCCGCCCGCCGGTTCTCACCGGATTGGGCCGAATCAGTAGATGCCGCTCGCAACGGCGACCCATTCGGGCGGGTGCAAGAAAGCCGCGCGACGTCGGTAGCCCGTCCGCTCGGGGCAGAATTCCGGAGCCCCTCCCACGCGTGCTGTGACGGTGCTGCCGCCATGCTTGCGTGGTCCCGTGCGTCGGAGTCGCGCGGCATACTGATCTCGGTTACGCGGTCGGCTGGGTGTCGGAGCGAGGCTCGGCCCGGTTGATTGTCCTGTCGATCTCGCGGAGCTGCTCGCGCGTCAGGTGGCGCAGGCGGTCGCCCCCGCGCAGCGTCGGGCAGTGTGGGTTCCGGCAATCGCCCTCGTCGTCGGTTGCGGTGCGGCAGGCCCAACAGCGGTATGCGGTCATGCCCTTCCTCCTATCGGGAATTTACAGCCGGTAAACGCGAAAGTCAAGGGGCATCTTCGCCGCGCGCTCGGCCCACGCGATAGCCGCTCCTGACTTCACATGAGCCTGTGAGACGCGGAGCACGCGCCAACCGAGACACAGGGCTTCGGCGTACTTGACGAGGTCTTCCGTCATGCCGTCGATCGTCTGATGCCGCCCCTGCCGCTCCTTCCCGCCCCGGTCGTATCGTGGGACGAGTCCCTCGATCTCGACGGCGAGCCGAAGCTCGGGCCATCCGAAATCGAGCCTCCATTTGCGCGTCGGGTGGAATCGGACCTGTCGCTCAGGTTTCGGCAGGATGCGCGAGCCGGCGACGTGCTGCGCGAACGTTTCCTCCCAGCGCTCACGCTTCGCGCGTGCGACCTCGCGGGCGAGGATGGCGGCGGGAGTCAGCGTACGGACCATCGTCACCGCTCCACCGTCGCCGTCCGAACCCATACGGCCAGGACCGCCCCGCGACACGACGCGCGCTTCCCCATCACGTAGCGATCCGTCTTCCGGATCAGGTCCGCGCGGGCCGCGACGTTGAAGATCCCGCCGACCGCGTTCGCGTGACTCGTTGGCATCCCGACCGCCATCGTCAGATCGTCGCTCGTGAAGTCGTCCCCCGGGCGCCGCGCCACGATCCAAGCCCACGCGCGGTCCTTCCACTCCGGGTCAGCGTGGACGAGCGTCAGGTCCGTGTGCTCGTCGCGGCTCTCCCGCTGCTCCTCGACGGAGGCGAAGAGGTCTCCGGACGCTGGGGCCGGAGCCGGACCGAGCCGCGCCGTCTCGGCGATGTAGCCGTCGACCTCCGGGCGCGTCCGGAACGTGGCCAAGGCGGCGGGCGGCGTGAGGTCGTTGCGGGTGAGGAGGCGCGGGACGAGGACTCCTCCCTCGCGCACGATCGCCCAGCATGTCGGGGCGACGCGGACGACTGGTGCGCTCATCGCTTCGGCCTCCGCGGTCCGTTCGGCAGCGGGCGGAAGTAGTCCTCCGTCACCGAGAGCTTGGCCACCTTCACGCGCCGCCCGAGCTTGCGCGGAAGCTTGACGTGGAACTCGAGGCCCTCGTCTTCGACGATGAATGCGTGCTCGCGGAACAGATACCAAAGGTTCAGCTCGCATTGCTTCGCGAGGCGGAGCGCGGTCGCTTCGTGCTTCGGCGCAGCGGTGCCGTTCTTCGCCGCGTGCCGGAAGCGGCGCAGGCGTCCAAAGTCGACGAGCAGTTGGCGCACGGTCGAAATCTGCGCGACGCTGAGCGGCTTGCCGAGGACGCGCGCGACCTCCGCGCACAGGTCGCCGTATGGGTCGGCTCTCATGTGGACTTCTCCAACACGCGCTCAATCTCGACGATGAAACTCCCGTGCTCCTCGACACGCTTGAACTGCTCCTTGACGTCCTTCGGGACATCGTACTTCGTACCGGGGCGCCACTTCCCGGAGATTCCGAACGGACCGAGGAGGCCGGACTCGACGCCTCTGAGCGACTCCTTCAGACGCTTGTCGGCCTTCGCGTACTCCTGCGCGGCCTCGGCCGTGGCCTCCCTCCGCTCCGCCAGCTCGATCAGCTCGGGGTCGTCGATCACCTTGACCCCCTCGCCGAAGTCGAGAGGCGGGGTGCACGCCTTCCCGAGATGCGGGCAGCGGCGGCACTCGGCCGGGCTCGTCGTGTGCTCCGGTAGCGCGCCGCCGGTGGCCGCGTTCACGGCCCGGCGAGCGTCGACGAGGAAGCGCTCTGCCCGATCGAGGTGTTCCTCGAGTTCCACGCGAAGGAAGAGCGGGACGCCGGGGCGCCCAAGGATAAAGAACCCCCACGGCTCGCTTTCGGCGAGGAGGTAGGAAAGGAGTTGGTCGAGCGCGTGGCGCGTCCACGGCGAGCGGTCGAGATCCTCCAGGGTCTCGACGTGCCGGAAGGACTCCCCCCACTTGACCTCAAAGACGGGGCGCGTCGTCTTATCGAATTGGAGCCTACCGTCGATCTTGCCGTGGATGAGATCGACGCCGTCGCGATCCTTGATCTGGAACGGGCGCTGCCCCTCGACAACCTCGAATGGCGGGGCGCAGCGCGGCCCAATCTGCATCAGCCTGGCGACGATCGATGCCTCGCGCTCGCGCCCGATCTGCATCCGCTCGAGCGCGTCGGGGGCCGGAGTGCCGTCGTCCTCGGGGTGCATCATGTCGAGCGCCATTCGGCGCACGCACGAGCGCCGGCCCGATGCGTAGACGTAGGTCCGGGCCATGCGCGTCTGGCTCGACGTCGAAACGAGGTGCTGTCTCCATGCTTCCTCGAGAGCGGCGAGATGATCCACGGTCAGCCCTCGGCGCCGGGCGTGCGCTCGTTCGTGCGCGCCATGTCGCGCAGCTTCTTCACGACGTAAGCCGCACCCTTCTCCGTGAGCTTCGCGGCATCTCGCTTCCCAGGCCAGCCCTTGTCTTTGTTCTCCGTCGTCGTTTCCAGCCAGTCCGCGGCGGCCTTCGCGTTCCCTTCGAAGACATCGATCAGGAGTTTGTTGATCTCGGCGATGTCGCCCGAAGCGTTCGCGGCGTCCGTGCGCTTCGCCTCGGACATCCCGCCCTTGTACGTCACGCCCTTGATTTTCGAGACGTCGAGCCCGAAACGCGTAGCCGCCTCTTCCGGCGTGAGGCCGGAGATTCCGAGCAGGAGCTGACAGGCGCGCGCAATCATGCCCTTGTACGCGGCGGCCTTCACGTCCTCGATGTCGGCGAAGTCGCGCCCGCGGCGGAGGAAATCGTCCTTGTTCGTGCGCGTGCGCTCGATGCCCGGGAGCCGCGTGCCGAACAGCGCTGACGCCGCATCGGCGCGACACGTGACGAGGACGAGCCCACCCTCCACGTGCTCGACGTCCGTCTCGAGGCGGGAGAGCTGAAGGCCAATCATCGGAGCGATGCGAAGCCCGCCGTCTCCCTCGAGATAGAGCGTCTCTCCCATCGCGACCCAGTCGGACGGGACGGTGCGCTTGACCGCCATCCCGCGGAGCTTGTCGAGCGCCTCGCCCATCTTCTCGGCGCGGCGGAGCTGGACGTCGATTTCCTCGACGGTGGCGATCGACGCATGTGCCGCATGCATGATTTCGTTCGATGTCGTTTCGGTGGTCTCACCCATGTTCTCTCCTTCTGCGGGGCTCATCGTCCGCCCCTAGCCTTCCGCATACACCATTGCATCCACAGGACGAGCAGCACGTAGAGCGGAATCAGGAGCGCGCCCCACTGGCCCCAAGTCAGCTCTGGGATCATTGCCCTTCTCCCTCCATCCCCCACGTCACGATTCCAGCGTTTGTAACGCACGGTCGATCGCTGCCAGTGCCTTCCCAATGGTGGCGACGGCTGCCGCATGGTTTGGGGCGTCGCGGCGGGATGATGCCCGCATGAGATCCTCGAACGCCACCTTTGCCCCGCGGAGCTTCTGTGCGAGACCTGCGACGGCCGACGCCCATTCGTCCGTGTTCTTCACGGCAACCGCCGTGCTTTGGTAGTAGGGCTGTGACTCGATGCGACAGTGGACGAATGCGGGGGCGGGACCGGCTTCCTCGACGGTCATCACGATACGCACGAGGTTGCGCGCCTGATGCTCGCGCCATTTCTTGGCGGCCTCGGTGTCATCCCACACGAAACACGGGTGGAGCGGGGCCTTCGCTGGGCGCGCAGCGGCGACGATGTCGGCGGGGATGAGCCGACCGTCCGCGTTCAAGCGGATGCGCTCTAGCTCTTCTCCGATCACTTGGGCCGGGATCGGAGCCGAGCCCGATTCACGAAATACGTAGGTCGTCATTCATCCTCCTTTGGTGTGCGGTGCCTGCGTTGCGTTGCGCTGCGCAGCGTAGCGTTGCGCGGAGACGCGGAGCGGAGCCTGCGATGCGGAGCGGTGCGGTGCGGCGCGGCGCGCTGCGGGGCGCCGCCTGCGGCGCGGAAACGCACATCACGCGCCCAGCGTCCCGATGCGTGACGTGCGCTGCCATCTCAGCCGATCCTGAAGGTTCCCCAGCCCATGCCGGCGGAATTCTTCGAGAAGTGGCGGCCTTCGCCGATCCCGACCTGTTGCCCGGCGCGCGCGAGGAGATTCGTCACGTCGGACGCGGAGAACATGTCCTCGTCGAACCGGAGGCGGAGGTCCATCCGCCACGGCCAATACATCGGGCGAATGCGAATGTCGGGGACCCCGGTCATCGTGCGCCCCATCGCTTCGTGCCGGCGCGGCTCACCGAGGATCTTGACGAGCGGGATTCCCTCGTCGGCGTCGATACCGTCGGCTTCGACGAATACGCCGAGTTTGGCCATCGTCATCTTGAAACCGACGAGTCGGCAGGCGTCGATCATGGCGTTACGGAACGCTCCGGCGTGGATTCCGTCCCATCCGTCCTCTGCGATGTGCCGTGCACTCTGGTACACGGCATAAAAGTCTTTCGCTTCGCGCTTCTTCCCCTGTTTTGCCTGACTTCCGGCGGCTTGCTTCTCTTTGATCATTTCGCGCGCCTTCGTCGAGAACTTGCAGACGACGAGCGGGGACATGCCGACGAGCGGTACGACGATCGTTCGAAACTTCGGTGGGGTGATTGTCACGACGGTTTCGGGCTGGGCTGCTTTCGTTGTCATTTTGTGTCCTCCGTTTCCATTCGAGCTACCATCCGCGCCGCCGCCCGCAGCATGACCGCGCGCCGCGCGGCCTGAGCCTTGGGCGACTCGCGCAGTGCGAGCGGCACGCCGTCCGATCCGCACGCCGGGCAGCGCTGCGCCTCGTCCGCGTGCCAGACCATCTCGCACGTGCTCTCGACGCAGACGCACGCGCGGGCGAAGGGGATCATGTTCATCGGGACGTGCGGCTCCGGCTTGATCAGCTTGCGCAGCGCGCGGACGATTTGGGACGTCATGCCGTTTCACTCCACCCCGAGCAGCGCTTCCAGCGTAAGCGGCGTCTGCCCCTGCGTGCGCAGCGTCGAGAGGATCGCCCATGCCGTCTCTGGACGCAGCCCGCGCGCCCCCGTGACGTAGCTCGACAGCGACGCCTGGTCGATCTCCGCGTCCGAGCAGAACGCGGCCTGCGTCGGCCAGCCTCTGCGGATCTCGTTCACGAGGAGCGCGCGGGCGTCGCTCACTGCGCGATCTCCCGGAGCTGCTCCGGGCTCGCAACCCCGGCCCCGCCGTCAGCCCACTTGACGACGAGCGGGACGTGCTCCACGTCGCGGTTATAGGAGATCACGGTGCATGGCTGACCCCTGCGCCGCGGGTAGAGATCGGAGTCGAGCGTGTACGCGCCGCCGACGTAGGACGAGAGCCGCGCCGCGCGCGCCTTCGCGATCCCGGCACGCTTCACGACGACGTCGTGTCTCGGGACGGTGCTCACTTCTTCGCGGCCTTCTTCACCGCGGTCTTCTTCGGCTTCGGCGCCTCGCCGCTCGCCTTGCGCTTCTCGGCACGCTCCTTCGCGCGGGCGGCAGCGATCTGCCCGGCCTTGAGCGCATCGAGCGCGGCGGCCCGGTCGTCGACCGCGTGGACGTAGGCGTCGAGAGCGTCGCGGAACGTCTCGTCGGACACCGATGCCTCCCCACGTGCGAAAGCGTAAACGCCTTCCGCCGCCGTCTCGACCGCCTCGCACGCTGCCGCGTGCTCCGCCGCGAGCCTGTCGAGCTTCGTGGGGCGCCGCGCGTCCTCGACGACGTAGCCATTGACGTCCTGAATCGGAATGCGGAGCGTCGTGCCGTCGTGCAGAGCGACGGTCAGCTCGCCCGCGACGAGCTGCGGGACGGCCCCCTTCGCGATGACGTGGACGGCCTCTCCGGTTGCGGTAGTTACCCTGATCTGCTTCAAGCTGTCTCCTTCTGCGGCGTCAGCCGCGCGCCTCGACCCTCGGGCCGAGAACGAACCGAACCTCAGTGTGCTGGAGCCACGGATCGGAGGCAGGGCGCTCCCGCGTGCGGGTCACGACGGCCCCCGGGAGCGCCTTGACGCGGTCGCGGAGCCAGATCGTCCAGGACTGCTCGCGGGGCTTCGTGAGGGTCGCGGTGAGCGTCCCGTCGCGGTGGACGGTGCAGTCGATCCCCTCGGCGCGGAGACGGGCGCGGACCGTGGCGGCGTCCACTCAGCGGCCCTCCGCGCGGGCGATGGCGTCCGCGATCTGGTCATTGATACGGAGCGTCTGCCGGTCGGTCGGGTCGTACGGGAGCGACTCGACGAGGCTCAGCGCCGCCTTGCATGCCGCGAGGAGGTCGGGCGCGGCGGCGATGAGCGCGGCGTCGGGCTCGATCGACTCGTCGCCTGATGCTCCCGGGACTCCGACCGTGCAGACAAAGCGCGCCCCGGACCAGACATCCACGGCGCCGGTGCGTGTGTCGGCGAGGACCTTCCACGGCCCCGGCGTGTGCGCGCTCACGCCGCGCTCCTCATGGCGTCCCGCCAGCCGCGCAGCGTGTAGGCGAGCCGGCAGTGGCGCCGCGCCTTGATCTCCGCTGCGAAAAGCTTCGACCGCAGATCCCGAAGCTCGGCCTCGAGCGCAGAGACCTCGGCCTCGGCCTCCCAGCGTGCCGCCTCGTGCCGCCGGGCGCGCTCGGAGAGGAGGGACTTGGTCCAGTGGGTTACGCGCATGTCAGACCTCCCTCTCGTCGGCAGTGGCGGGACCCGGGGCGCCGTCCGGCTCGACGCCCCGGGCTGTGTGGCGGGACTCGCCCGTGCGGGCGAGGGAAGAGGCTGCGGACTGGCGATGGTGCAGTGCGAGCGCGCGGTCCCACGCTCGGCCGTCGCCGTAGTCAGGGCACTGGTCGTCGGGGTGGTAGCCGTAGCGTGGGATCATCAGGCGTCCTCCTGAGCCGGTCCGGCTCGTCCTGCGCTCCCGCGAGAGCGCAGACCGCGGCGGACCTGCGGGGGGGGGTTACTCGGGCTCTGCGTTCGCGGCGTCGATCGCCCAGCACAGATTGCGGAGGCGCGGGGCGATGTCGAGGACGGCTCCGTGCATCGCGTCGAGGCGCTCGCGGGACGCCCGCACATCGGCGAGCGCCTCGACCGGACCGGTGGCCAGCGCGTAGAGCGCACCGGAGAGCTCACCCTCGTGCGGCGTCCGCTGGCCCCGCTTGAGGTAGCGCACGAGGAGTTCGGCCTTCGTGTAGCAGCGCGTCTCCTCGCGGAGCTTGACCGGCTTCGCGAGGTGCGGATTCGGCTTCGCGTTCTGGCGGACGATCCTGTCGAGGATGCGTCCGATGAAGTTCGCGACGCCGGCCTGCTCGCGCCTGGTGAGGGGTTTGAACGTTGCGGTCTGTGTCATGTCGTCCTCCACGCCGGAGAATTTACGCCGGGCAAAGGCGGATGTCAAGGGGTGGGACGAAAAAAGATGGGGGGGCTTGCACCGTGGGTCATGAGTAGGCTACCATCCCCGGCAAGAGGAGGAACCCTATGAAAATCCCCCACTTCAACCGCCACGTTCGCGGGGAACGGCACCCCAAGGCGCGGCTAACCGACGACCTCGTCAGGCGCATCCGGAGCGGGTATGTCGGGGGCCTGTCCGTCAACGCTTTGGCACGCGAACACGACGTGGCGTGGAAGACGGTTCGCCGGGTCCTCGACGGCACGACGTGGAAGCACGTGAGGTAGGCCGTGAGCTGGCGTTCCCTTCGCTCTCTCGTCGAGGGCGAGCCGACAGGCGCGGACGCGGTCGAGCGGTCCCTTCTCGGGGCCATCATGCTCAGCCCCTCCGTGCGCCTCTCGTCCGCCGTGTCCGTCCTTCGCCCCGCTGATTTCCGGTCTCCGTGGCGCGGGTCCGTCTTCGCGGCTGTGATGCTCATACGCGATCCGGAGGCGCCGCTCGTCGTGCAGTCTCTCGAGGAGCAGTCCGTCCCCCCACCGCCCGGCTTCCTGGGGTGGGGAGAGGCCGTGTCGCTGCTTCTCGATGACCCGCTCGCCGACGACGAGGCCGCCATCGAATGCGCGAAGGCGATCCGGCGCGAGCGGATCCGGCGTCAAGCCGAGGCGCGAAAGGGGGCGAATCCGTGAGCATGGACCGGCTCATCACGGAGCTGCGCGCCGAAGAGCAGCTCCACCTGAAACGGCTCGAGCAGTGCCGCGAGTCGCTGCGCGAGCTCCTCGGCGACGATGGCGACGACTCCGCGCCCGTCGCGTCACTCGAGGAATTCCTCTCGGAGAGAAACACGGATTTTCAGTGGATCATCGGAGGGTCTATCGCGACCGGATCGGTAGGGATGCTGGTCGCAGACCCGGCAGTCGGGAAGACAACGCTCCTCGTCCAACTCGCGTTGTGTCTCTCGGTCGGTCGGAGCCCGTGGTACAACGCGCCGGTGTCGCGCGTGGTCCCGACTCTATACGTGATCGCCGAAGGATCACGCGCAGCGTTTCAGGCACGCGTTGAGACGGCGCGAGAGAGCCTCGACGTGCCGCGCGAGGCCGGATGGTTCATCCAGCAAAAGCACGTGACGGACTACAAGATCGGCGGCTCGACGCTGGAGGCGATGATTCGCCGCTCACGCGCCGGGCTCGTCATCCTCGATACGGTCGGCTACTTCTGGACCGGCGACGAGAACTCCGCCGTCGAATGGAAGGCGTCGGTCATGAAGCCGCTGCGTGACATGGTCGCGCGCTACGGCTGCACGTTCCTGCTCGTCCACCATCAGGTCAAGGCAACGATCAACCGAACCGGATGGCAGAAGGCGCGCGGGACGTCGGCGATGTTCGCGGACCTCGACTTCTTCTGGCAGCTCGAGCCGGTCGAGGGGGACGACGTAGGAACCGCGCGGAACCTCGTGCAGAGCAAGAACAAGTACGGGCAGGTGCAGCGGTGGGATCTTCGGTTCGACGCGACGCGCGCGAGGTTCGGGTGATGGCCGCGCCGCTGCTTCCGTTCGTCCCTATCTCGCGTCAGCTCCTCGACTCGTCGGTGTGGGAAACAGACCTTCGGGTCCGTGTCCTGTGGATCACCATGCTCATGATCGCAGCCGAGCCGGCGCGCCGCGGGACCGTGGACATCACCGTCCGCGCGCTATCGGGACGCGCCGCAATGTCGCCAGAGGATGTCAAGTTCGCGCTCGACGTCCTCACGTCGCCAGATCCCGCCAGCCGCACGGCAGGGAATGACGGGCGCCGCATCGAGCGAATCGACTCGCACCGTGAATGGGGCTGGCGAATCCTGAATTGGGAGGCGTACGAAAAGGACCGTGAAAGGATGCTCGGAGCCGCTCGCGCAGCGAGGTACAGGGGGCGTATAGCCGGGGCTGAGGAAGACCATGCGTCACGATCCGTCACGCCGCGTAACGGTATCGTCACGCCTTGTCACGTGGAGGGGGAAGTGGAGGTAGAAGTAGAGGGAGAGGGAGAGGGGGAGCACGAGGGGGGGCTCGGTACGAGCCCCACGCGCGCGCACAGCCGGAAGACTGTCAAGGCCCCGGGGGACAACGGGAGGGTGCCGGGATCGCTCGCCGACGTCGCCGCATACTGGCGCGAGGCCCGCCTCGCAGGCGGCCCCGAGCCATTCTTCGATCACTTCACGGCGAACGGCTGGAAGGTCGGAGGCAAGGCCCCGATGCGGGACTGGCGGGCCGCCGCGCGGAACTGGTCCCGGAACGAGAAGAAGTTCGCTGGCGCCGGACGAGACAAGGCGGGGCATCCGACGTCTGATCTCCTCCCCATCTCGGAGTGGGGCAAGGATCGCCCCGACGCAGGAGGGTAGACGCCGCCACGAATCCGGATTCCAGCCAAGCAGCCGACCTGAGCCGGAGCACCCTAGCCCCGAGTATCCCCGGCGCCCCGAGGCCCCCTTGACTCGCCCCGCGCGAAATACGGGGGTATGATTTTGGCGTGGCAGACGAGACGCACAACGCCGAGTCGGCGCCCGAGGAGATCCCCGAGATGGTCCCCGAGACGCCCCCGGCGTCGGCGGGTGCTATCACGCCAACGAAGCCGCCGAACTGGCGGCCTCCTTGGCCGAAGGGTGTCAGCGGGAACCCGAGCGGGCGCCCCAAGGTCAAGCGCACGATCTCGGCGGCGTACGCGGAGCTGCTCGACACGGAGGGCTCGTCGCTCAAGGCGCAGATCGAGAACTTCCGGCTCGCGCGCGGCGCAAGGTTTTGCCCGTCTGACATCATCGCGTGCCAGATGCTCGCGACTGCGGTTGCAACGGGTAGCCGGACGCAGGTAGCCGCAGCCGTCGAGATCACGGACCGCACGGAGGGCAAGGTCTCGCAGTCGATCGACGTCAACGGCTCGCTCGACGTGGGCGCGGCCATCGCAGCGGCGCACGCGGCGGCGACGGGGAAGGAGCCGCGCGAGTGACGCAGGCCGAACAGCTCCGCGACCTGTTCGTCGCAGTGCATGACGACCCGGAGCTGTTCGCGACCGCTGTCCTGCGCGTCAAGCTGCGCGCGTGGCAGCGACGATTCCTCCGGCGGATCAAGGCGCGGCTCTTCGAGGGGGACCGGCATCTCGAGATCCACATCCGCACGTGCCACGGCGCGGGGAAAACCTTCGTCGTCGCGATCCTCGTTCTGTGGCTCGCATCGACGCGCCCACAGTCGCGCACACTCACCCTCGCGCAGGGCTGGGCCGGTGTCGAAAATCTCCTGTGGCCCGAGATCTCGCGGCTATACAACGGCTCTCTGCTCCGTGACCTGAAGTTCGGCAGGCTCCTCGCGACGAAGCTCGAATTCTCGAAGAGCTGGTATGCGATCGGTGGCGCGAGCGACAAGCCTGAGAACCTCGAGGGGCATCACTCGCCGGTCTGCGCGCTGCGCGTGGTCGACGAGGCAAAGGCCGTCGAGGATGGCACGTTCACCTCGACGGACGGCATGCTCGACGCGCCCGAGACCTTCGACGTCTGGATCTCCACGCCGTCGATTCGCTCGGGCAAGTTCTACGAGCGCGACGTGAACGGTGGAGAGAACGTGCTCCGCGAGGTCGTCACGATCGACGACCTGATCGCCGACGACGTCCCGGGCAAGGAAGCGTGGAAGGCAAAGGCGCTCCGCGACTACGGCGGAGAGGACTCGCCCGAATACCGGGCGCGCGCGATGGCGGAGTACATGGACGACGCCGAGGGCGCGCTCTTCCCGCTCTCGTGGATTGACCGCGCGATGGCCCACACGTGGACGGTCGACGGCCCGCTCATCGCGGGCTTCGACGTCGCCGGTTCCGTGGACGGAGACGAGAGCGTGGTCGCGCTCGCCGCGGGCCGCGACCCCGAAGCGCGAGCCGAGGTCAAGAGCGTCACGGCATGGCGCGAGCGCGACACGATGCTTTCGAAGGGCCGCGCGCGCGTTGCAGCGAAGGGCGCGAAGCTCCGCGTCGATTCGATCGGCCTCGGGAAAGGCGTGCTCGATTCGCTGCGCGCCGACGGCTACCCCGTCGAGGAGTACCGCGCCAGCGACAAGGCGAACGACTCCGAGCGCTTCGCGAACCGCAAGGCCGAGGATGCGTGGTCGCTTCGCACGCGTCTTGAGGCCGGGCTCGTGCGCCTGCCGGCGAGCCCCACGCTCAAGGCCCAGCTCGCGGCGATGAAGTACAGGCCGCTTCCGAACGGGAAGTTTCAGGTCATCGACCCGAGCGACTCGCCTGATCACGCCGACGCGGTCATCATCGCGCTGGCTGGGCGCAAGGCCACGAAGCACGCCGGCTTCCTCGATCTGATCGAAGAGGATCTCGCTGCGAAGGCCGAGGCCGCCAAGGGAGGCAAGGCCGCATGAACCCGAACCCGATCGGCGTCCCCTTCACCCCAGCGCAGATCTTCGCCGCGTCCGGCTCGCTCCCCGTGCCCGTGCTCTACGATTGGGCCGGGCGCGCCATCACGCCGACGTCACAGACGCCTCCCGGCGACTTCGGTCCGGGCCTCCCGCTGCGCCCGCAGATCCCGCTCCCGGATCACCCGCCGCGGGAGTATCAGTACACGCCGGGCTTCAACCTGATCACGACTCCGCGCGCCGAAGGTGGGAAGGAGTACTCGTTCGCGCAGCTCACCGCGTGGGCGGATATGTGCCCCGACTTCCGCCTCGCCGTGGAGTACCGCAAGAAGCAGATCCGCGGGCGCACTTGGGAGCCGGTGCCGGTCGAAGACCCGAAGAGCCCAGCGGCGAAGCGCAAGCACGCGAAGGCGATCACGGCCGTTACACAGTGGCTCCGTCGCCCGAACCGCGTTGACCGCCTCGGGCTCTCCACGTGGCTCGGGCAGGCGATCGAATCAACGCTCATCACCGATGCGCTCGTGTGGCATAAGCAGCGGCACTTCGACGGAGGGCTGAGTTACGTTCAGGTCAACGGCGCTACGATCAAAATCGTCATTGACCCGTGGGGGCACAACGCCGGATATCAGCAAATCATCTACGGCCTCCCGCGCACGCAGTATCGCGACAACGTGGCGGGCGAGTACGCGCTCGGTGAGATGGCGTATTGGATCTACAACCCGCGCGTTGACTCGACCTACGGCACGAGCCCGATTGAGGAAATCCTCCCGACGATCCTGACGGCCGTGAAGCGCTCGCAGGCGCAGCTCGCGTGGTACACAGAGGGAAACGTCCCAGACGCGTTCCTCTCGGCGCCCGAGGGTTGGTCGCGCGAAGAGATCAAGGCGTACCAGTCGTGGATCGACGAGGAGTTCCGCGACAACGCCAACGCGACGCAGCGCCGCAAGCTGCGCGTCCTTCCGGGCGGCGCGACATACCAGCCGGCAAAGCCGTTCGCGTTCACGAAGGACGAGGCCGACGACATCGCGACAAAGATCCTCGCGTTCATGGGCGTGCCGAAGTCGATCCTGATCTCTCAGGTCAACCGCGCGACGGCGGAGACGGAACAGGACGCGTCGGACGACGTCGGCCTCGTACCGCTGATCAAGTGGCTCGAAGAGAACATGACGAACATCGTGCAGGAGGATCTCGGCTTCCCCGAGCTCCAGATCATCTGCACGGACGGGATGGCGCGTCAGGTCAAGGCCGAAGCCGAGGCGGACGTCATCCTCGTAAACGCGAAGGTCATCACGCCGGACGAGGCGCGGGCGAAGCGCGGGCTCGACCCGCTCACCGTGGAGGGGACCGACGCGCCGAAGGTCGATCCGTCGCTCATCCAGCGCGCGTTCTTCGAGGCGGGCGTGATGACGCGGAACGAGGTCCGCGCGATGGTCGGGCTCCCGCCTGCGGGCGAGGGTGGAGACGAGTACGTCACCATCGGCGCGTTCGGGATCACCGCGCCCGAGGACATGGCCGCCGCGTCAGGCGCACCGAAGCCCGGAGCGATGCCGCCGGGCGCAGCGCCACAGGGAGGGACCGATGTTGCCGCTGCTATCACACGTGATGCCTTGGCTGTCCTCCACGGAGGAGAGCCCAAGGGCGCAGCCGCCTCCGTCGTCAAGTCCGCCGCTACCGCTCGTCGAAATCACGACGATTCTCTCGACGAGTCCCCCGCCGCCAAAGCCGAGCGCGCCACGTGGCGCCGCTTCGCCGCCGGTCGCTGGGCCAAAGGCCGACACGCCGACGCCTTCGAAGCGCGGGCTCTCCCGGCGGAAGAAGCGGCGCTGATCCGCACGAAGCTCGCGCGCGCGAAGACGCAGGCCGACGTCTACGGCGCGTTCGAGAAGGCCGCACCGAAGCTCACCGAGGCGAAGAAGGAAGCGGCGGTCAAGGACATCAAGGCCGCTGCTCTGAAGCTCTTCCAGGCGCAGTACGGCGAGGTGATGACGCGCGCGAAGGAAGCGTTGAAGAACAACACGGACGACGAGAGCGAGGGCGGCGATGCCTGACCCCTCCACCTTCGCCGACGACATCGCCGGGACGCTCGCTGGCATCTACGGCGACGCCGCGAAGGACGCCTCGGGCGGTGCGCTCGATTTCGATTACCTCGACGCGAACGCGGCGAAGTACGCGAAGGAGCGCGGGGCCGAGATGATCGGCACGAACGCGAACGCGTGGTCGGTAGACCAGACGACGCGCGACGAGGTAAACAAGCTCCTTCAGCAGGCGATAGACGAGGGCTGGTCGCCGCAGAAGTTCGCCGCGCGTCTCGAGGAGAGCGGCCTTTTCTCGGCCGAGCGTGCTGAGATCATCGCTCGTACCGAGGTCGCGATCGCACAGAACTACGGGCAGTCCGAAACCTACGCGGAGATGGGCTTCGATCGCGTCTACGTCTACGATGGCGACTGCGACGAGTGCCGCGAGGTTGACGGCAAGGTCGCATCGATAGCATGGATTCAAGAGAATCCCGTCCAACACCCGAATTGCGTGAGGTCAGTTAGCCCCGCACCCAGCGACGAACCGATCGAGCTTGGCTGACGAAGGAGCACATCATGGCGAACGTCGACGACGAATTCTCCCCCGGATACGACGGCCCCGGCACGGGCTACGAAGGCGCGATCCGAATCATCGACCATCTGCTCGCGTTGGCGCGCAAGCCGGAGGGAAAGAATGAGTGACACGTTCGAGGCCATCGCCGAAGTCAAGCCCGGCTGTCAGGTCGTCATCCGCGCGCCGAACGACGCGAACGTGATCGGCGTCGTCGCGAGCGTGGACGAGGACGCGCGCTCCGTCACGTTCACGGACGGGAGGACGCACGTCTTCCCCGAGCCCGCGGGCGAGGAGCTGGAGGTGACGCCGTGAAGCGCGCTCTCGTCTTCCTCCTCGCGCTCGCGCTCAACACCGCACCGGCTGCGGCGAACTCTGCTTGCACCGTCGGCGAGATCCGCTGGACTGCAACGCACGTCTACTTCTGTTCTGCAACCGACACATGGGTGCGCGCCGCCCTGGCGACGTGGCCGTAAGGAGCCTCGCATGTACGACGACCTCCTGACCCTCCTCCGCACATCCTACGGCTGGGACGTCGAGCCCAGCGCGCGGCCGTACAAGCCGACGATCGAGCGCGCGCTGGCCGAAGGCCGCAGCCTCGACGACATCGCCGCCGCGCTCACCAAGCAGGCCGAGCGCAAGGAGGGGCCTCCTCGCGGGCACCGTGCGTACGGCGACCCTGTGGCCGAGTGGGCCCACAAGCTCCGCTGGACGTTCGGCAGCTCGTCCAAGTTCGGCGCGCTGGAGACCGAGCAGGCGCTCGGCTACCAGCCGCAGGACAAGCCCTTCATCGGCAAGTCCGGCGCCCGCACGGCGGAGGACCTCCTCGCGCTCGCGGCGATCGGATGGCACTGGAACGGCAAGGCGCAGTTCCTCGACATGGCCACGCCCGAGGGCAAGGCGGAGTACGAGCGGCGCGTCGCGTTCGCGCGGACGCACTGCCCGCGTCCGTGGGCCAGCGTCGACCGCGACCTCTACGAGTTCCTCGTCCTGACCGATCGCCTCCCGTCGCGCGTCCCGGCGTTCGGTGTGCGCGTGAGCGAGCCCTACTCGGAGGTCTACGGTCTGAGCCTCCAGCAGTGGCTCGACTGCCAGTGGGCCGACGCCGAGCAGCTCGGCCGTCCGTGGAACCCCGACGGCACGAGGGCAAGCTGATGACCGTCCGCGGCCACTCTCCCCGCGGCATTGGGCGGCGCGTGCTTCTCTCCCGCGCGCTGCCCGCCTTTTTCGTCTCGCTCGCGCTGCTCGTCGCGGCTGCCTGCGACTTCGACACGGCCGCGAAGAAGACGATCTTCGGGCTGAACGAGATCCAGGACGGGGCCTTCAACGCGCTCAAGGAAGCGCGCGCGAAGTCGATCGCGGCCGGGCTCGCGTGCGGCGAGGCCGCGCGCGCGGCGGTCCCGCCGGTGACCCCGTCGCCCGAAACGTGCGCGGCGCTAGGCTTCCCGATCCCGTTCGACCCCGCGAAGGTGAACGACGCCATCTCGGTCAGCAATGCGGCCTACGAGGCGATCCGCGGCGCCAACTCCGCGCGGCTCGCGTTGAAGGACGGGAGCGGCTCGAAGGGTGACGTCCTCGCGGCGGTAGGGCACGCGCTCGACGCGCTCCTCAGGCTCTGCGCTGCGGTGCGCGAGGCCGGAGTGGAGTTCGACGACACCGAGCTTCGGAAGCTGAACGACTACTGGAACGGGAGGATCTGACATGGGGAAGACCCTGACCAAGATCCTGAAGATCACGAAGGACGTCCTCGGCCTCGCGCTCACCATCGCCGCGACCCCGACCGGCGCCGCTCTCGTCGCGACGAAGCTCCCGGCGGTCTGGGGACTCGTCATCAAGTGGGGGCTCCGGCCGCTCGCGAATGTCCTCGACCTCCTGCCTGAGGGCGTGGAGATCACGGACGCGATGATCGAGGAGGCCCTCGCGAAGAAGGGCGGGAAGCTCGAACCGATCGACCTCGATACCTTCTACGGGCCGGCGGAGGTGCCGGACCCTCAGACCTGAAGGAGGCGACGACGATGAGCGACGATCTCCTCCGAACCCCGACCGAAGGGCAGGACCTCACGGAGTCCCTGTTCCCGGGCTCCACCGTGAAGGGGTCGCCCTCGCCGCGCCTCTCCTTCAAGGGGTGGGCGCTCGGCGTGTGGCTCGCGAAGAACAAGGGGTTCGTGAAGACCGTCCTGGCCCCGTGCTCCGCGATCCTCACCGGCGGCGCGCTCGAGCCCGGGATGCTGCGGCCGGCACTCGTGACGGCGGGCCTCGGGCTCCTGACGATCGGCTTCAAGTGCGCGTGGGACGCCTTCGACTACTTCGTGTCCGAGGAACCCTCGTGATGCCCGGCGACCGTGTGCCATCCGAGGATGGCCGGCAGGTGGAGTTCCCGCACTCGCGCGAGGGCCGCGCCGTCCGCGTCGTCCCGCAGAAGACGGCGATCCTCGCCCTCGTCGGCGGGCTCGTCACGGGCGGCGGCGGCGCGACGGCAACGGCGCACTGGATGCTCAAGGCGTTCGTGCATGAGGAGATCTCCGCTCACGACAGGGACCGCGAGGCGCACGCACCTCTCCGCTTCACGCTCGACCGCTACGACCAGGGGCGCATCGTGGACGACGCGGAGAAGGCGCGACTCCAGCTTCAGCTCAACGAGCTCTCCCGCGACGTTCGCGAGACCCGCGAAGCGGTGATCCGCCTCGAGGCGCAGCTCCGGAGGAGTAACCGGTGATCACCTCGCCGCCCCCGGTCCCGCCCGTGATCGCCGCTCATATCGTCGCCGTCGCGAACCGGCACGCGATTCCGGTCCACCTCGTCGCGGCCATTTGCGCGAAGGAGTCGTCGTTCTACGCCGGGGCGGTGCGCTCGGAGCCGCTCTACGCCTACGTCTGGGACGTACTGCGCGGCGAGCCGTTCCGGGGACTGACCGATGAGGAGCGCGCGCGCTCCAAGCCGCCTGCTGGCTTCAGTGGGCCTACCGGCGCGAGCGCCGCTACCGAGTGGAGCGGACAGAGGACGAGCTGGGGGCTCATGCAGGTCATGGGCGCGAACGCCCGCGAGCACGGCTTCCGCGGACGGTTCTTCACGGACCTCTGCGAGCCTGAGGTCGGGCTCGAGTTCGGCTGCCGGTTCCTGGCCCGCCTCCTTGCCCGCAACGACGTCGAAGACGCGGTGTCGGCCTACAACTGGGGGCACCCTTCCCCGAAGAACTTCGAGACGTACGTCCAGCCCGTCATGCGCTGGGCCGCCGGCTACAAGGCGGTCGGGATCTGAAGGAAGAGAACACGATGAGACTGACGAAACTCGCAACGGCTCTCGCGCTCACGCTCGGCCTCGCCCGCTGCGCGAGCGCCGCCCCGCCTGCAACGTGCGTCGTGTCCGGGACGGTCCTCGACGGCGGGGCCTCGCCGGTTGCGAACACCATCGTCCGCTTTCGCACGATCGCGCCGACGCTCGTCAGCGCCGCGGGGATCGCGACACAGGACCTCACGACGAAGACCGCCGCGGACGGAACGTGGTCGCTCACGCTCGTTCAGGGCCTGAATGCACAGGTCGAAATCCCGGCGATCGGGATCAAGTCCGACACGGTCATCCCGACCGGCGCCTCGTGCCCCGCCGCGTTCGCCGACCTCACGCTCTACACGCGAGGGACGCTCACGCCGCAAACGATCCTGGCTGACCACGGCCCGAGCATGGGGGGCGACCTCACGGGGAGCTCCCCGAATCCGAGCGTCGTCGGACTGCGCGGCGTCCCCCTCTTCGCCGACACGGCGACCGACGGCAAGGTCTGGATCTACCGCGCGGCGAACAGCGCGTTCCGCCTCGAATCGCTCCCGGTGACGACCGCCGTTACGGCAATCGCCGCGGGGCAGGGCATCTCCGTCACGGGCGGCCCGGCCATCCCGACCGTCGCCGTAACCAACGGCGGGATTACGGGCTCCATGCTCGCGACCGGCGCCGCAGCGTCCAACGTCGGGAGCCTCGGCGGTGACCTCTCCGGCACGCTCCCGTCTCCGCAGATTGGGACCGGCGTCATCGTCGACGCCGACGTAAACGGCTCGGCGAACATCGCATGGGGCAAGATATCCAAGGTAGGTGCGACAGCGGCGGACGTCGGAGCGCTCAGCGCAGGGACCGTCATCGCCACGATCAACGCGAGCGCAGAGACGCCGAAGATTTCCGCGTCGCAGCTCGCGGGCGGAATCGCCGAATCGCAGGTGACGAACCTCGTCTCCGATCTCGCGGCGAAGCGGAACACCGCGGACGCGATCCCACAGGCGGACGTGACCGGGCTCGTCGCCGCGCTCGCGGCGAAGGAAGACGCTGCGAACAAGGGAGCCGTGAGCGGATACGCCTCGCTCGATGGGACCGGCAAGGTGCCGACCGCGCAGCTCCCGGCTACGCTCCTCGCGGACGGTGACAAGGGCGACATCACGGTGTCGGCCAGCGGCGCGACGTTCACGATCGACCCGCTCTCCGTGACGTTCGCCAAGATGCAGGCGATCCCCACGGACACGCTCGTAGGTCGCGCGACCGCCGGGACGGGCGCGCCGGAGAGCGTCACGCTCACCGCTGCCGGGCGCGATCTCCTCGACGACACGACCGCCGCCAACCAGAGGACGACGCTCGGGCTCGGCACGTCGGCCGTGCTCAACGTCCCGGCAACGGGCGACGCGGCGGCGGGTGAGGTCGTCAAGGGCTCCGATACCCGCCTCTCGGACTCGCGCGCCCCCACGGCTCATACGCACGCCGAGGCGGACGTCACCGGATTGACCGCTTCGCTGGCGGCCAAGGTCCCCACGACCAGAAGCGTCACGACGTCCGCTCCGCTGACCGGCGGAGGCACCCTTGCCGGAGACCTCACGCTCGGGATCTCTGACGCCAGCGGGGCAGCAAAGGGGATTATCCAGCTTGCTGGCGACCTCTCGGGCACCGCGGCCTCTCCGTCCGTGGCGAGTGTCGGCGGGACGAGCGCGGCAAACGTAGCCTCTGGGGTCGCCCTCGCCCTCGCCGCGACGGACGCGAGCACCCCATCGACGATCGTCAAGCGGAGCGCGGGAGGCGCTGCGACCCTCGACGTCGTCGGCAACGTCACCGGCAACGTCTCCGGGACCGCGGCGAACGTGACAGGGACGGTCGCCATCGCGAACGGCGGGACCGGGCAGACGGCGGCGACGGCGGCATTCGACGCCCTCGCCCCGGGCTCCGCGAAGGGCGACCTCATCCTCCACAACGGGTCCGACAACGTCCGCCTCCCGGTCGGTCTTGACGGGCAGATCCTGACCGCAGACTCGGCCACGGCGACCGGGGTCAAGTGGGCCGCCGTCGCGGGGACTGGCACCGTCACGAGCGTTGCGACTGGCAACGGCCTCCAGGGCGGACCGATCACGTCGAGCGGGACGATCGAGCTCCGGCTCAATGCTTCCGGCGGGCTGTCGAAGACGCTCGGCGGCGGGGCGAACGAACTCGGCATCGCAGCGGGTGGCGTGTCCGACGCGATGCTCGCCGTCCAGAAAGTTCCCACAACCCGACAGGTTCTTAGCGAGACTCCTCTCAACGGAGGCGGAGACCTCTCCGGTGATATCACGATCGGGATCGACGAGGCGACGGCCGGCGGGTTTGGCGTCGTCCAGCTCGCCGGGGATCTCGGCGGGACGGCGGCTGCCCCGACTGTCGCGACGGTCGGCGGCCAGACGGCGGCCAACGTCGCCGCCGGATCGGTCCTCGCGAACGCCGCGACGAACGCCAACACGGCGAGCGCGATCGTCAAGCGCGACGCCTCTGGCAACTTCGCGGCGGGCACGATCACGGCGAACCTCACTGGCAACGTTACGGGGAACGTCACGGGCAACCTCGCCGGGAACGTGAACGGCGGGACGGTCGCCGGGACGATCCGCGACAAGGGCGGCGCGGTCTTCGACGTCAAGGCGTACGGCGCGACGGGTGACGGATCGACGGACGACTCGGCCGCGTTCGCGGCGGCTAAGGCAGCGATGGGGGCGAGCGGCGCGGTCCTCTACTGCCCACCGGGCAACTACAAGATCGGTGCCTTCAACCTCTCTCTCGTCGGCATGATTCTCCGAGGCGCAGGGCGCGGAATGACCACGATCACGACAACGGCGACGGGGGGGACGGCGCTCACGCTTTCCGCCGCAAACACTGGGATCGAGAATCTCTCCGTCACCGTGACCGGAACGGCCAGCGGAGCACAGCTCCTGCTCCTTATGTCGGGCGCGGACTCTACCGCGAGAAACGTGGCATTTTCTCTGTATCTGCGCGCGCTCTCAATCACTGGCGATGGTGCGTCTGCGACCGATGTCCTCTTCGCGAACCCCGCCTCCGGGGCGCTTACGTGCGTCAAGATCGAAGCCGACGACGTTCACCTCGAGCGGTTTGACCTGGGCGTCCATGCTGCGATTGCAGCCTCGAACGGTATCGAGTTCGGCGGAGCGCGCCGGCCGGTGGTGCGTGACGGCGTCGTCGTCCTGACGGGTAATGGGAACGCGATGTACTTCAACAGCGGGCTCGGCATCGTGGGCGACGCTGTCTTCGAGAACCTCAGCCTGACCGGCTCGGGAACGGGGGCGGGCCTCCTTATCGGGGGGAACACGTCGAGTCAGTTCATCGGGTCAAAGATCATCGGCGGGACGAACGCCATCCGTACCACGACAACGTTCCTGTCTGCACGCTTCGACAACTGCACGATTGGGAGCACAACCTCAGGAGCGACCATTCTGCACGGCGCGAACGGGGTGCTCTCTCTCTACAAC